CTATCCGCGCAAATGTTGGCTGGTGGGGCAATATCAGCGTTTGATTTGGTTTGCGTTCACACGGTCACACAAGAGGTGGTTGAGGCAGATGCGAGTGCATATGCTACTGCTAGAGTAATAGGCATTGCACCTGCCGCAATCAGCGATACGGCGACTGGGACAATATTACTTCAAGGCTTTATCCGTGACGATAGTTGGGCATGGACTGCTGGGTCTACTCTTTATCTATCAGAGACGGCGGGCGCTATGACGCATACAGCACCAAGTACGGACGGTGCATTTGTTTTAGTTGTTGGTGTGGCTCTATCCCCTGATGTTGTTTACATAAATCCGAGTATGGATGTGATCGAGCACGCCTAATGGCAAACCAAGTTGAAAAATTAGCCACCATTGCTATAACGGACATCGAAAAGGTTAATACCCTAACCGATGACAATATAGAGAAAATAAACACGCTAAATTTCGAGGGTACAGTATATACAGTTGCGACTGGAGGCACCATAACGACGGACGGCAGCTATAAAGTCCACACGTTCAATGCGTCTGGAACCTTTGAAGTTACAACTTTAGGCACCGACGCCGTCGTTCAATACCTAATTATCGCTGGCGGTGCTGCAGGCGGAAGTTATGAGGGCGGCGGCGGCGGTGCTGGTGGCTATAGAACGGCTGCAGGAATGGGCATCAGCGCAACGTCATATGCTGTGGTTGTGGGTGGAGGTGGTGCCTCACACTCTGGGTCTCAAGCCAATGGCAATAATGGTTCTGATTCCTCATTTAATAGCATCACCTCGACTGGCGGTGGCGGTGGCGGCCTTCAGGGGGGACCGGGGCTTGACGGCGGCTCTGGTGGTGGTGGTACTGCATATGGCGGGCCGTTTGCGGGCGGTTCGGGAAATGTGCCTTCAACTTCACCTTCACAGGGTAATGACGGTGGTGACGGCTCTCCTGGCTATGCATCGCATCCGTATGCTTCTGGCGGTGGCGGCGGTGCTGGTGCTGCTGCTGCGAACGCACCCTCTGCGTCCGTGCCCACTGCCGGTGGAGCAGGTACAGCCTCATCAATTACTGGGTCAAGTGTGACTAGGGGCGGTGGTGGCGGCGGTTCAAAACGAAGTTCAGGAGGTGGTGCCGGTGGAGCCGGTGGCGGCGGTGCTGGCGCACAAGGCACGGCTACTGCTGGTACAGCTAACACTGGCGGTGGTGGCGGTGGAGCGGGTTATCCATCGGCTGTGACTGGGGGTGGCGGTAGTGGCGTTGTAATAATCCGCTATCTGTTCCAAGCAGCATAGGGTTTGACATGGCACACTTTGCAGAATTAGATGAAAACGATATCGTCCTACGAGTGATCGTTGTCGATGATGCCCATGAAGCGGATGGCGAAAACTGGTGCCACAACTTCGCTGGCGGCGACTGGAAACAGACCAGCTATAATACTTCCGCCAACAAGCATGGCATGGGAAAATCCCCTCTGCGTAAAAATTATGCTGGGGTCGGCTTTCATTACGACACCCAGTTAGACGCCTTTATTCCCTCAAAGCCATATGACTCATGGCTGTTAGACGAAGATACTTGCCGCTGGGAGGCACCTGTGCCTTGCCCAGAGGATGCGGACCCAACAATTTGTTATATGTGGGATGAGGACAATATACAGTGGGTCTTAGAAGAGCCGCCTGAGCTAGAGACGTGAGAAATGCCGCTTGTAAAAGTGCAATTTAAACCTGGAGTAAACCGTGAGACTACATCTTACGGGGCGGAAGGGCAATGGTTTGATTCGGACTTAATCCGTTTCCGCAAAGGACGCCCGGAGAAGATGGGTGGGTGGACCAGTCTCAGTAGCGGCACAATAAACGGCACGGGTCGGTCTCTTCATGTTTGGGCCGCGCTCGATGGCTCCAAATACATGGGACTTGGCACGGACAGTAAATTTTATATAGAAGAAGGTGGGAGCTATAACGACATAACGCCTATACGGCGAACCATAACGCTGGGGTCGAACCCCTTTACGACAGGAAGTTCCGGCAGTGGTGTAGTGACCGTGACGGATATTGGTCATGGGGCCGTGAACGGTGATTTTGTCACATATAGCGGTGCGACCACAACCGATGGCATAACGGCGGCGCAACTGAATACAGAGCATGAGATAACGCTCCTCACTTCAAATTCCTACACTATAGATACCGGCGGGAGTGCCACTTCTGGGACGACTGCCGGAGGCGGCGCTTCCGTTATTGCAAACTATCAAATTAATAGAGGCCTTGCGGCGGAGGTGGCTGGTACGGGCTGGGGTGCTGGATTGTGGGGTGGCTACTCGTCGGGCTACACGCTGACTACACTTAATGATGCCGGGGGCATTTCTGATTCCGACACCAGTCTGACCTTAACCAGCGCCACTGATTTTGAAACGGTGGCTACTACGATTTCAGCAAATGTTGCTCTTGCCGATACCACCCTCCCGTTGGCGGATTCTTCTTCCTTTCCCAGCGTGGGAACCGTCCTCATAGACAGTGAGAAGATTCGCTACTCAACTAATGCCAGCAATGTTCTAGGGGGGTTGACACGCGGCTCAGACGGAACCGCCGCCACCCTCCATACTAGTGGAGCGACGACCACCTTTGTTGGGTTGATTTTAATAGAATCCGAACTCATTCAATATACTGGGAAAACCTCCCATACCCTTGATGCTGGGGTTGTCCGGGGGGTTCGAGGGACAACAGCAGCCGCTCATGCTGATGGTGTAGCTGTTCGAGAAGCCAACGATTTTGTCTCCTGGAGTGGCGCTTCGGCCATCACTTTCTCTCAGCAGATTCGCCTGTGGTCACAGGATAACTGGGGCGAGGACCTGTTCTTTAACGTCTATGACGGCGCTCCGTATTATTGGGATAAAACACTGGGCCTTGGCACACGGGCCACGACTTTTGCTTCCCAGACGGGGGCCTCCGACGCGCCGACCATTACCCGCCGGATCATGGCTTCGGGGGCGGATCGCCATGTCGTTTGTTTTGGCTGCAACCCGATGAGCGAAACGGCTCAGGATTTATTGATGATCCGCTGGTCCGACCAGGAAAGTCCTTTTGACTGGACCCCTACGGCGACCAATACCGCTGGCTCGCAGCGCATTTCGTCTGGCTCGGAGATCCTCGCGGCTCAAAAGACACGCCAGGAAATGCTGATCTGGACCGACACTGCCCTTCATGCCATGCGCTTTACGGGACCGCCCTACACGTTTGGTATCAGCATGTTGGCCAACAATGTGTCGATTATCGGAACCAATGCCGTCACAACCGTGGGCGACAAAGTGTTTTGGATGGACCGGGAGAACTTCTACGTTTATACGGGCCGTATCCAAGTCATCCCCTGCACCTTGTTGCGGCACGTGTTCGACTCCATAAACCTGGACCAGAGTGCTAAATGCTTTGCCGCGTCCAACAGGATGTTTGACGAGGTGTTTTGGTTCTACCCAAGCGCGGACGCCACCGAGATAGATCGCTACGTCAAGTTCAACTTCAGCGAAAATACCTGGGACTTGGGCTCACTGTCGAGGACCGCATGGGTGGATTACGGCGTTCACAACAACCCGAGAGCTTGTGGGGCGTCCAGCGGCACGAACTACGTTTATATACAGGAAAACGGTGACGACGACGACGGCTCTGCCATGACGGCGTTCATCGAATCCGCAGATTTTGATCTTGGCGATGGTGAGCAGTTCATGTTCATCCGCCGATTGATACCCGATATAGATATAACAAGCAGCGATGCGGATGCCTCCGTTAATTATATCGTGAAGACACGAAACTTCCCTGGGGATAGCTTGGGCACGAACTCCACCAACGCCGTTACAGCCTCCACGCAACAGGCGTTTTTGCGAGGCCGCTCCCGGCAAGCCGCGCTAAGGATCGAGAGCGATACCACGGACATTACTTGGACCTTGGGCGATTTACGCCTTGAGATGCACCCGGATGGGAGGCGTTAATGGCTAAATTGCTGGATCACGCAATGCCCATGGCTCCTGATGCGTATGACGCGGATACTTTTGCCCGTATCCTCCGGGATCTGGAAATGGCCCTCACGAAAATGGACTTTCCCGCTGTAATCAGCGGCGAAGACGATAATAATGCTATGGCTTGGTTTATGGAATAATGGCCTCCGCATATAAAAATATCGCCACTTTAGTGGGTTCTACTGGAGATGTTACTATCTACACCTGTCCCAGTGCCACGCAGGCGGTTGTAAAAAATGTGAATTTGTATAATAGTCACAGTGGTACTGTAGTAGTGTACCCTAAGATAACCGACAGTTCCGCGTCCGTAACGGCCACGTTGAAGAAGGACAGCATGGGAACTCTCGCAAGCACGTCACTCACTGGTCCATTTGTTCTAGAGGCCAGCGATACGCTAATACTCAATTGTGATACAGCGTCGAAGATTTATGTCTTCGCGAGTGTTTTGGAGCTTTCCTGATGCTACAAGAAACCCATGTCAGACCCAATACCGGACTACAGTCCTTTGCCGAGGCCTCCCCGGATTACATGCTGGCCCCCGTGGGCCTTGGATCCTTTCAAAGGCAGGCGCAAAAACTAGCCGAATATGGCCGTAATGGCGATATTTATGTGGTTCATGCGGCGGAAGGGGAGACGGTCATTCCGGTCGAGGTTCTGGACGCTAATCCCAAGGTCCGGGCGCTCCTTTTTAATCAAATGCGCGAAATGGGGATGGACCCGAACGAATATGTCGTTGGGGATGAGCTAAACAGCATCAATCCGGCTACAGGCCTGCCGGAATTTTTCTTCAAGAGCGTTTTCAAGAGCATTGGGAAGGCGGCGAAAAAAGTATTTAAGGTTGTCAAGAAAGTAGCCCCCATCGTTCTTCCCTTGGCACTTTCGGCTTTTGGCGTTCCCTATCTC